TCACCTGATCTGGACAAAGAAACTAGAGATGAAATGGTGGGATTCTTAAAGCCATTGGTAAAAAAGGCTCGAGGATTCTTGCCATCAAATGCCGAGGCACCATCTGGGTTCGTTAAGCATGAAGTCAAGACTGCTAAGTTTCCAATGTATGACGCGACTGAGGCTCGACGTGGCATTGGGTACAAGCTCACACCAACAAAGCCTAATCGTCAGGGCTGGTCATCGACTGTGTCAATTCATAATAAAACAGCAGCAGGTGCCATCGTTGAAACAGCAGGTCGCAAGTCTGGCATTACAGGCAAGTTCACGCCACGCTTCCAAGGCCAGTTAATAGGCTCGGGCAAGATGTCAGGTCGTGCCATGTTTAGGGCGTACAAAGAGGATGAAGGCAAAGCCAGAGTCGGAGTCATCCGCGCACTTGAAAAGGCTGCGGCTAAGTTTAATGGAAAGGCTGCATAATGGCTGAACTACGGATTCCCATAATTGTTGAAAATAAAGGCAAGAAAGCCTTTAAGGAAACCGACAAAGCAATTACTGGCCTGACCAAGAACTTCAAGAAGTTAGCAGGCGCAGCAGGCATTGGTCTATCAACAGCCGCAGTTATCAACTTTGGTAAAAAGGCAGCAGCAGCCTTTATTGCAGATGAGAAAGCAGCGCGTCAGTTAGCCATAGCAGTTAAAAATCTAGGCATAGCGTTTGAAACACCACGCATCGAGTCTTTTATATCAGACCTTTCAATGGCAACTGGAGTGGCAGACGATCAACTGCGCCCAGCCATGCAGAAATTACTTACCACTACTGGCTCGGTTACTAAGGCTCAAGAATTACTATCTCAGGCTATAGACATTTCGGCTGGTTCTGGCGTTGCCTTTGAGACAGTAGCGCAAGACTTGGCCAGCGCGTATGTTGGCCAGACTCGTGGAATCAGAAAATATAATCTTGGCATAACTCAGGCTGAACTTAAGACTATGAAGTTCGCCGATATTCAGGAAAGACTGAATAAACAATTCTCTGGGGCTAATGCAGAATACTTAACCACCTATGCAGGAAAGTTGCAATTAATCTCAACAGCCGCAGGTGAGGCAAGTGAAAAGATCGGTAAGTCTTTGGTCGAGTCTTTGGTCTCAGTCTTTGCCGCAGGCGATACCACTAGATTTGTTGAGCAAATTGACGAGCTGGCAACAAAGATTGCTAACGTAGTCAATAGCGTAGTTTTTGGATTCAAGAAGTTATACATCCTGACAAGCGATAGAGCCATCCTTGCCAGTTTTAATCCTTTTGATGATTATGAAAAGAACGCGCTTGCAGCAATTGAAGCCGCAGAGAAAGCAGCCAAGTTCAGATTAGGCGCACCTTCAATGGGCTATCAAGGCTCAAGGCCTATTGGTATTTATGCAACTCCAGCCCAACAGGCTGCCGCTAAAAAACTTGAAGCCGATGCAGCCAGACGAGCAAGGGAATTGGCAAGCTCACAAGCCAAGCAATTAGCAGAACAGAAAAAGAAACTGGCATTGGAAAAGGCGTCTAAGACACTTGAGTTGGATCGTATCAACCTTACAGCCGCACTCAAGGGCAAGATCAGCGAAACAGACAGAATCTCACTTCAGCTTCAATTAGCGTTGCTAGACAAAAACGACAGCCTAGCGACAAAGTTATCAGCAGAGCTAGAAGCGGCTACTAAGCGTCAGCAGACACTCAACGCTGCACTATTGGCAACCCCAGAAGCACCCAACCCTTACCGCAACTGGGTGCCACCAGCCTTGCAAAGTATGTATGACTCCCAGCAGTATTTTGGACCTCAAGGTGGCTTGGGTGCAGGCGTAGTCGCTGGAGTCAATCCACCTGTCAATGTTCAGGTAGTAATTGACGGCAAGGAAGTGGCAAGTGCTGTGACTGACGTCCAAGTCAATCAATCGCTATCTGGAACCTTTAGTGATGTCAATCGAGTAGCAGCTAGAGGTTCTGTAGGTATTCGATGAGTCTGCCTGCCACGATATCGGTCTCCTTCGATTTTAGCCAAGGTGCTACATTCGGCTATCCGTTCACTATTGGCGACCCGATTAACGGCGTTATTGGCGTCTCACAGTTCGCATCTACAGAAGTTCCCGACCCTGTAGTTGATCTTAGTGATGTCACGCGCTCGATCAAGATCACTCGTGGACGCAATATCATGCGCGATACCTACGAAACTGGCACCTGCACAGTCCGAGTCTTAGATCCTGATTCTTATTTCAATCCGCAGAATGTATCCAGTCCCTATTATGGCTATCTGACACCCCTTCGTAAGATTCGCGTAGCGGCTACTACTGCAACTACTCAGGCGTTCTTATTTTCTGGTTATGTCGATTCGTATAAGTACTACTACCCGACTGGACAGGAACTGGGTTACGTGGACATTGTCTGCTCAGATGCCTTTCGCCTATTTCAGATGGCTAACGTCTCAACAATCTCTGGAGCAACAGCAGGCCAGACCACAGGCACACGCATCACTAAGATTTTAGATCAGGTCTCTTTCCCTAACTCAATGCGTATTACCGACACAGGATCGACCACAGTTCAAGCCGATCCCGGGACTGCTCGCACTTCGCTTGAGGCATTGAAGGCGGCAGAGTTCGCCGAGCAGGGTGCATTCTTCATTCGTGCAGATGGAACGGCAGAGTTTAAGGATCGTGCAGATGTAGTTGGTTCTCTTGCACCGGCACCCATTGAGTTCAATCAGACTACAGGCATTCCATATTCAGACCTTCGCTATGCCTTCGATGACAAGCTCATCGTGAATCAAGCCAGCATGACACGCATTGGTGGAACAGCCCAGACTGCTGTAAACGTTGATTCATCGGCTAAATACTTCCCACATGGAACAACGATTACCGACATGATCCCTGAGACAGATGCTCAGGTGCTAGACATTGCCAAGATTTATGTAGCAACTAGAGCTGAGACTACGATCCGCATTGATGCTATGACTGTCGATCTATTGGACACAGCAGTTCCAACAGACACAATGATTGGCCTTGATTACTTTGACAATGTTGAGATCACTAACGTCCAGCCAGACGGCTCGACAATCGTCAAGACCTTGCAGGTGCAGGGCTTGGCATGGGATATCACCCCTAACACAATGAAATGCACAGTAACAACACTTGAGCCTATAGTCGAAGGATTCATCATAGGATCATCAACATCAGGTATAATCGGACAATCCATTATGGGTTACTAGGAGATAACAATGGCAACAGGCTTTCCAGCATCAACAGGCGACATTTTTACAGCCGCCGACTATAACGGGCTAGTAACTTTTGAGGTCAAGGCTGATCAGACGGCAGACTATACGCCAGTCTTGGCTGACCAGTATCAGGTGTTGATCCCTATGAATAAGGCAACAGCCGTCAATTTCACCATTCCTACCAATGCCTCGGTTGCCTATCCTGTCGGTACTGTCCTGACTGTACTCAATAAGGGTGCTGGCACCTGCACAATCAAGGCAGTTACCTCTGGCACTACTACAGTCCTATCAGCTGGCGCAGTAGCCGCTCAGCCTACCCTTGGTCAATACAAGACTGCAGCCTGCATCAAGACTGCAACGGATACTTGGTATGTGGTTGGAGCTATTGCTTAATGTTAAATAACATTGTAGGCATTTTAGATTCTAAATCAGTTGCTAAAGTTTCATCTGTTGATTATTTAGTAATTGGCGGCGGTGGTGGCGCATCCACAGGCGGCGGTGGCGCAGGCGGATATTTAGCGGCAAGTAATTATTCTATAGGAGCATCTTTTACAGTTACAGTCGGAGCAGGTGGTGCAAAAGGCGTTTCTGGTTCCAGTAATGGAAGTAAAGGTGTTTCATCTGTATTTGATGCTATAACTGCAGAGGGAGGCGGTTATGGTGGTAAAAATGATGTCGCAGGCGGAAATGGTGGATCTGGTGGTGGCGCAGGAGCCAATGGAAGCGCATTAATTTCAGGTGGTACTGCTTCGGCGGGTAATGCAGGCGGTGGCAATGGTTCAACTGCTTCACCATATCCTGCAGGCGGCGGTGGTGGTTCATCAAGCGCAGGCGGAAATGGTTCAGGATCTACAGGTGGTGCAGGTGGATCGGGAACAGCATCATCTATTACTGGTACTTCAGTTACTCGCGCAGGCGGCGGTGGTGGTGGCGTAGTATTTTCTGGAACCGGTGGTGCAGGTGGTTCTGGCGGTGGTGGCGCAGGTGTAAGCAATAGCGGAACCGCTGGCGATGGTACTATTAACACAGGCGGCGGCGGCGGTGGCGCAGGCGAGCCAGGCGTTTCTGGCGCAGGTGGTTCTGGAATTGTTATAATCCGTTACGCTGACACATTCCCTGATTTGACTACAATTGGTGGAACATTGGTTCATACAAAATCAACAACAGGCGGATATAAAATTTACTCATTCACGGCAGGAACGGGAACGGTAACCGTCTAATGGCACATTACGCTTTTCTTGATGAAAACAATATTGTAACCGAGGTGATTACTGGCCGTGATGAATGGGAAGAAGTAGACGGTATAACCGATTGGGAACAGGCATATTCTGAAATCAGAAATCAAGTTTGCAAACGCACAAGTTATAACGGAAAAATAAGGTTTAACTATGCTGGCGTTGGTTATACCTATGATCCAATAGATGATGCATTCATAGCACCTATGCCCGAATGCGGACATGATTCATTATTACTAAACGATCTCAAGCGTTGGGAGTGTGCAGACTGTGAAGCCGCGTTTAAGTCGCTCAGCGATCCAGCTTAGAGAACAAATAGATGATGCCTTCCCTGATCGAGATCGAACTTCGGACGGCTGGCTCGGTGACGCTCGACACTCTACGCGCAAGTCTGATCATAATCCAGATGCGGACGGCTGGGTACGCGCCATCGACATTGACCGCGACCTTAACGGCAAAGGCAGGAAGCCCGATGTCATGCCTGACTTGGTTGATCAGATTCGAG